ACGAGAGCGCGGAGGGGAAGGCATGACTCGCAAAGAAATTAAACGTCGGTATACCCATGTTACAAAAGTTTTAGGTATATGGAATTGTTATTTTCAAGTAGGTGGTCAGAGTCTTTGGGTTTGCTCTGATCCTACAAAGAAACGTGCAAATTGGTACGCAGATATGCTTACTATTGCTATTGAGACACTACTTAAAGAACAGGATACCTAATGGAAACCACATTCAAGCAATGCCCGTATAATGCATCCTGTACTTGTAATCATATTGGTGATTGCGTATACTGTCCTATAAAGAAAGGAACTAAATAGACTATATGGTTGTGACAGAACGTGAACGTGCGGAGTTAGTACGGAAGTATGCTAGGAAATCCATGGTTTATTTATTGAAAAAATGGAAAGGAACACTTAATCCATTAGATTTTGAGGAATTACAGGCGGACTGTCTTATGGCGATATCCAATGCCATTGATTATCATGAGGTATCAAAGGGATATTCTTTGAATACTATTGTGAATTTGTGTATTATTCACGCCAAATGCGACTGGCTAGAGAAGTACTTTGCTTGCAAACGAGATTTCGCCCGAACAAATTTGACATTTACTGATATAGAACATGACGGAGAGGATTATGTGGCAGGGGAATGTCCAGAAAATCCCCATATTTTTATAAAAGAAGACTCTGATTGGTTGATTATGCTTGACAGACTAAGGGAAACGTCAATATTATCGAAGGATGATTGGTTTGTAGTGGATAGGATGTCTCAAGGGTATCTGGATAAGGAGATTGGGGTGGAAATGGGGAAAAGTAGGCAAATGGTGCAAAAAAGAAAAGTTGCCGCACTTAGGAAACTACGGGAGGTGTTATGTTAGGGGAGGATAATTGACGAGATTTTAATGGGCATAAATAGGAGGAAAGTATGAAGGCTGATTTTTCCACAGAAAAATATAAGGTACTCACCGTAAATAGAATTGACGAACTTTTTTCCGTAGATATAGAAAATGGAATATTTCATAGGAAACCAAATACTGCCCATTATAGGGTACAAGGTAAGTCAGGTAGTAGTAATCCCAGATATCCGTATATTAAGATTTGTATTGATTACAACCGTTATTATTTGCACGATGTGTTATGGTTTTATGCACAGCACGAATGGCCTCACGGGGTAATAGATCACATTAATGGCAATACTAAGGATAATAGAATTATAAATTTACGCGATGTTTCTTTTAGGGAAAATAGTATTAATCAATGTAGGCATAGGCGGGGAAGACTTCCTGGCCCACAATGGCATTCCAAAAACCATATATGGTATGCACTAATAAGATTTAATGGAACACAGTATCATCTTGGCAATTTCAAAACAGAAAATGAAGCCTATGAAGCATATTGTTATGCAAAGAATTATGGATTAGAAGAATATTGGAAAATTAAAAAGGTATTTAAGGTAAAATTGATTTCATATCACAAAGGGAAACATAAATGGATTACTTCATTATTTACTACTGAAGGACGGAAACATGTGGGTTACTTCAACACTGCCCTAGAAGCAATAGAAGCTCGTGATAGAGCTATTGATAAATATAGGGATATTATAATGTTATCTAATCCACTTTATACAAAGGAGGATTTTATTAATGACAGCGTTTCGTGATCGTTGTTTTTGCTCATTCTACAAGGATTGCTGGCATGGAACGGATTGTAGCAGGGCTTTGACTCTGGATGTACAGATGGCGGCGGCAGAATGGTGGGGCAGTCCTGATGCGCCTATTGAAGTGTTTGCCGATAAGCCGGGATGCTTTAAGGAGATTTAGATGGTAGGGGTTATGGGTTGTATAGTGGTATTTATTGGGGACTGGCTTTTGGGGGCATCTAATATGTTAGATTTTTATAAAAAGAGGGCACAAGAAGGGAAATTGTGTGAATTTGGGCAAGAAATTTACAAATTTACTAAAGTAGAGGTAAAAGATGAAACGATCTAAGGAATTCCGCAGGTTTCAGTGGTTCAAGCATAGGGATACCAGTAAAAGGGTATTGGAACAAATAGTGGGTGAGGTTAGTCCGTGTGAGATTGGCAAGGCAGAGACGGTGCATAATTGCTTTTGTAGCGGGCCGTGCTGTGGTAATCCTCGAAAGTGGTTTGGAGAGGATAGTGTGCAAGAACGGCGGGAAGAGTTTGTAGAGGAGGATTAGATGAGTTTCATTAGAGTTATAGATGAAAGTCCAGATAGTCTATTTGAATTAAATGAAGTGGATTATGGTGGATATTGCTGGCCTTGTTCTATTTGCAAATATAGAGATATTCCTATAGAAGAAGCCCCATGTAAGAAATGTGGGCATTACGGTTGATGTATGAAAAAAGCCACCCGAATCAATAAGGACACTTGGATCATAGATGTAGACGAGTTTGGGTTCCACGGCAGGAAGCTAGTCACCCAGGATGAATGGACTGAAGGGTGGAAGTGGGATGGGCCGTGGGTTGAGAGGATGATTATGGAGATAAATAAGGAGAAGATAAGGATATGAGGGCAAATATTACTGCAAATGGGTTACTGAAGATTATTCCTGAAACATCCCTAGAACAATATGCCTTGGGTAGATGGATGGAGGAATGTGAGCGTGAGGAAGGAAAATGGAATAAAATATGTATTTCATCTGAGGAGTCAAAATGAAACTAATCTATTTCGGTGCAGTCTGGTGCCCTACCTGTAAGTCTATGTACCCTATTGTGGCGAAGGAAATGCTTCGATATGGTATTACTGAGAATAGTGCCAAGTTTGAATATGTGGATGTGGATACTCAGATGGATAGGGCAACGTATAATAATATCTGTAATTTGCCCTGTGTTCAGGTTGAGAATGATATCGGGGAAGTGATAGAGAGGCGTGTGGGGATGATGAATGTGTCGGATATTAGGAAGGTTTGTGAGAAGGTGGGGAAGGGATGAAAGCGGATATTGATGGGGTTATCCGGGATTGCAGAGTTATTGAAAATATGGGGTATAATCACGATTGTGGGATGTATTGTAAAGCAGTTGAAGTGGATGGAAAAGAAAGGATTATTGTGAAAGCCCCAGGGGGATGGAGAACGTGGGGTAGAAATAATGAAAATATTGGTCATATGTCCCATGCAGTAGGACAATAGCCCCTTTGACAATTGCCATATAATCCTCCTTTCGGGGAGGATTTTTTATTGTGTGGAGGGTACTTGACATTTTTGATGAAAGATGATTTAATATATAAAAAGGATAGATTGGAGGTTTGATGGCAAAACAAAAAATGGTTCTTTGTGCAGAAACAGGGATATTGTATGATTCCCCTTCTACAGCAGGAAAATTGAATAATTGGGATGCTTCTAACATAGCGTGTTCTTGTAGGCTAGAACAGAGTACATCCAATAAGTTGCATTGGAGATATTTTACTGATGGAGATTGGCTGAAGTACAAACATAAGATAACTCAAATCACAGATAATACTTGGAAAATAGATTTCACTCAAGAAGAAATGGCTTTTTTTGTAGGAAGAAACGGCACAGTGTATATGTATACTAATAAAATAAACGGCAAGAAGTACATAGGACAGACATGGCATCCTGAAGTTCGATTTAATCAGCATATTAAACAAGCGTATACGGTTGGGCGAGATACATATGTGTTTCATTATGCCTTGAAGAAATATGGAATAGAAGGGTTTGAGTATACTAGATTACATGAACATATTGAAACAGCAGAAGAATTGGATAAGCTAGAAAAAGAGGCTATTGAACAGTACGATTCCATAGTTCCGAAGGGATACAATATAAAAGGTGGCGGCGCTGGTGGAGGAGCGGTTAGATACGAGGGTGTTTTAGAAAAAATGCGGGATAGATATCTGGTTCCTTTATACTGTATTGATCTTCAGAAGGAATTCAAATCTAGTAAGTATGCGGTGGAAGAATTGGGATTAGATATAAATTATACAATTAGTCAACCTCCACGAATGCAAAAATTTGATTGGTGGTATTCCCAAAAGCATTATTGGCAGTATGTAGAAGATGGTAGAAAATATTATACTTTAGATGAAGTAATGAAATTACACAAAGATAGCACAAGTAATAGTTATAATAGGGATAAAACTAAAAGGCCGGTTATTTGTATAGAAACACAAGTAGTTTATTCAAGTATTGGGGATGCCGCTAAAGCTGTAAATGGAAATGTCACGAATATAACTTATGTATGCAAGAAAAAAACTGGTAAGAAAGCTATGAATACTTATTTAGGATTTCATTGGGATTACTATGAGGAGGGAAGAGAATATAATATAGAGGATTATATTCCAGCAGGACATATCTGTCCCGTGAGATGTATTGAAACGGGCATGGTTTATAATAATATGAGATATGCCGCAAAATTTATTAATCCTATTGCAGATAACGAGGAATTACAGAGGTTAGGTACTTGTATTCATCGTAGCATAAAAAGTAAATGTATGGGAGCCGGGTTTCATTGGGAATACTACACTGAAGGTGCCTCTATAGCATCACTGGAAGAATATAAGACTCCTATGAGTAGAGATATAGTATGCATTGAAACGGGTAAGATTTATAAAACAGCAGTAGACATACAAAAAGAATTAGGTTGTGCCTCTACTAACATTATTAGATGTTGTAAAGGTAAGGCGCGATCTGTATACGGATTGCATTGGAAATACAAGGAGGAAGAATAATGGCTAAAAAATTATACACATTAGATCAGATTAAACAAATAAGGCAGTCCCCTCATTTAATTGGCTTACTCGCAGGACAGAGTAAATTAACCCCCATCCATTCTGAGTGGATTAGATATCTGTTTGAATCACCGAAAGATGTGGGATTAATGGGGCATCGCGGTTCTTATAAGACTACTTGTAATGCTGTGGGCATCGTCTGGTGGCTGGGCTTCCATCCTGATGATCGTATTTTTATGGTGAGAAAGACATTTACAGGTGCCGCTGAAATTGTTCGTCTAGTAAGTCAGATTATGCAGATGGATACTATTAAACCGTTACTTGAACAATTGTGGGGAGGGCCTTGGAAGTTTACAATACTTAGGGACGGGAAATTAGAGCATAGTGCAAAGAAGTCAAAGACAAAGGAAGCATCTTTAACAGCACTTGGGCTAGACTCTAACTGGACCGGGTTGCATGGAAATTTGGCTATTATCGATGATGCGGTCACACTTGAGGACAGAGTATCAGAAGCGGAACGTGAACGCACAAAAATGATTATACAGGAAATTAGAGCAAACATTATTGATCCTGGTGGGCATTCTGCATTCGTGGGAACGCCTTGGGCGCGTAGGGATGCTTGGGATATGCTAGAACACCCCGAAGATGGCAGTAAGGGTGTGGAAATTAGAAGATATCCTGTCTCCTCTACTGGTTTACTTTCACCAGAGGAGATAGCAGATAAGAAGTCAAAAACTACTCCTACACTTTACGCTATTAACTATGACTTAAAGTTTGAGAGTGAAGAAGGGATGCTGTTTGCGCATCCTCATATGGGAGAATGGCATGAAGATAATACTGATATTAAGGCGCATATAGATGCCGCTTACAAAGGAGATCACTATTGCGCCCTTACTATTATTGGTAGGCAGAAGAATGGACGTTTGAATGTAGTTGGTTGGGTTAGTCCGGGAAATATCAAGGATTGGACTGAGTTTATAGTTGGGAAACTTCTTAGATATGGTGTAAAGGAATTGTATGCAGAGGATAATGCAGACAGAGGGTACACTACTGATGTATTTGATTTGCATCCAAAGCTACAGAAAGCGGGTATATGGATTCAGGATTACCATGAATTAGAGAAGAAGCATGTTAAAATCGTTACTTATTTGGGGGAATGCTTTAATCAGATAGAATTTGCAAAGGAAAGTGGCGCGGAATACATAGAGCAAATTGTAGATTGGCGGGAAGGGGTGGAGCCAGACGATGCTCCTGACGGGCTATCCGCCATACTCAAAGAAGGGGGTTATTCCATAGTAGCTCTGACTAAAGGTTGGAATGTGTGGGATTTCTAGGTATTGACAAATATACATATTTCGGTATATAAATATATATAAATACTATAAAATATAGTATATGGAGGCTAAATGGGCAGACCTAAAGGTTCACCGAATAAACGCACTGTAGAGGCGCAATCTAGAACTGACGATCTAAAAGCCATAATAGACGGTTCCAAAGCTAATCCCCTAAACGTAGACGGATGGAACAATGTTCTTGCCGGTTTGGGTGGTTCTATGGATAAGTCTACTAAAACCGTCAAAGGCGATTTCTTTATCATAGATGACGATACCTTGGCATCCATTTATATGTCAGAGGGGCTTGGTAGGCGTATTGTTGATATTGTAGCTGATGATGAAACCCGAGAGTGGGTTAGCCTTGGAAAGAAGGGGGACAAGAAGAACGTAGATGTCATAAACGATGAGCTTGTCCGTCTATCTGCCGAGGCTACTTATAATGAGGCACTAAAGTGGCAACGGCTATTTGGGGGTTCCCTGATATTTGTAGGGGCTATGGATGGAAGGGTGCCG